AAAAAGAAACATCGTTTCTTAGAAAAGACCGGAATGTATTTTGTAAATGAAAAACTCTGAACCATTAATTGTTGCAATCAAACCAGCATACAGAAATCATCCTATTATAGGTGGAGACAATGTTGTAGTAGCCGAATGGGAAGATAAAGACCTTATAAACAAAGCAGATATATTTTTACAAAGTAATATACTAGAACAAAAACGTCAAAGAAAACTTGGACACATTTATAAATTTATACGTTACAGTGGTAAACCTTATATTTGTGCAGAGTCTGCTGTATTTAGAAAAAACTGTGCTGAGTATCCTAGTCCTAGTGCATATTATAGGTTTAGTTGGTGGAGTTATTTTCAAGACGAGGGTGATTATAATATAAGCAACTGTCCATCAGATAGATGGGAACATATTCAAAAAGAACAAAACATAGAAATAAAAGATTGGCGAAGCCCCGGAGATGCAATACTTGTATTATTACAACGTCCCGGAGATAGTAGTTTAAAAAATCTAATGGCTAAGTATGGTAACTATGAAAAATTCCTAGTAGCTACTATAAAAGAGATAAGAAAGTATACAGATAGGAAAATAATTTTAAGACCGCATCCTAACAAAATACATTCCCAATTAAAGATTATTAAAGATAGCGGTATTACAAATTATGAAATAAGTGGAAATCATCAAGATTCGGGAGTATTACACGGCGGCCCAGGACTGTATGAAGACTTAAATAGGGCTTGGGCAGTAGTAGGATTTAATTCAAATGCGTTGACAGAAAGTGTGTGCGAAGGAATCCCAACATTTAGTATATGTCCAAGCTCAATGGCCTGGCCTGTTAGTAATACAAGTTTAAGTAGGTTAGAACAACCACAGATGTATGATCGTACTCAATGGTTAAATAATCTTGCTTATTGTCAATGGAATACAAAAGAGATAGCACAAGGCTTGCCCTGGCAACATCTAAAATCCTTATATCCTTACAATTTAGTTAATCCTTATTGTTAGAATAATCTACGTATATAAATGGAGAAAAAAGATCACGAGTTGACTTTATTTTTCTTGATCTTAAAGAAAATACATGTTATTGTATAAGTACAACATCACACAAAGGAAGGACTACATTTGAAGATGAAAATCATTACAGGAAATGCTAATCCTAAATTAGCACAAGAGATCGCTGAACATTGTTTTAGTGATCTTGTTCCGGCTAACGTTTCCACATTTGCAGATGGAGAATCTAGCGTAGAGTTTTTAGAAAACGTTAGAGGCGAAGATGTTTTTATTATCCAAAGCACAAGTCAACCAGTTAATGACAGTCTTATGGAACTAATGGTAATGATTGATGCGGCACGTAGATCAAGTGCTAGTCGTATTACAGCAGTTATTCCTTATTATGGGTATGCAAGACAAGATCGTAAGAGTGCAAGTCGTACACCTATCACAGCAAAACTAGTTGCTAACTTATTAACAACATCTGGTGCAGATAGAATCTTAACTATGGATCTACATGCAGGACAGATACAAGGCTTCTTTGATATTCCTGTTGATGACTTAACAAGTAGAATTGCATTTGCTAAAGACATTAAACGTACAATAGGTATTATTGATGATCCTGAAGTTAATCAACAAGGTACAGTGTTTGTATCTCCAGATGCAGGTGGAGCAGTAAGAGCTCGTAAGTTTGCTGACATGTTTACAGGTGACATTGCTATTGTAGATAAAATGCGTCCTGAAGCAGGCAAGTCAGAAGTAATGAACTTGATTGGTGATGTTAAAGGACGACATGCTATCCTAGTAGATGATATTATTGATAGTGGCGGAACACTTTGTAATGCAGCCAAAGCAATTATGGATGCCGGTGCATTGTCAGTTCGTGCTTATATTACACATGGAGTATTGTCAGGTGATGCTTGTTTAAAGATTGAAAAAAGTGTGCTTGATGAATTAGTTGTTACAGATACTATTGCTAATCGTTGTCCTAAGAACTGTAAGAAAACACGTCAAGTAAGTGTAGCACCTTTGTTCGGTGAAGCAATGCGTAGAATAACTAACGAAGAATCAGTTAGCAGCCTGTTTATATAATTCCCTAGCACCGTAAGTAATCATAAAGTCAGCACCAGCACGTTTAAAAACATCATGCGTTTCTTTTAACATCTGTGGAACTAGCCAACTGTTTCTTTGTAAGCCAATGTATTCGCCGCTTGTTTGATATACACCGACAGGTGCTTGATACTTGGTTGCTTCTTTAATAGGCATAATAAGATCAATGCTGGTCATGCCAGGCTTAACCATTAAACTAGTAGCACCGTCATTAAAATACTTTACACTTCTAGCAATAGCAAGTTCTCTATCATTTACATCTAATTGATAACTTCTATGTATACCTTTTTCAACTCCAATAGTTTGTCTAAAGCCATCATAGAATTGTGATCTAAACTTAGTTGAATAGCTCATTACATCTACTTTATTAATATGTTCTTTAATATTTTTTACAGTATTATCTTGACAATCACTAGGTGCAAGTACATCTGCTCCGGCTTCATATACAACACTTGCTTGTTCGAATAGTTGTTCGTCTGTCTTTGCGGCATCAGTAGGATAACAACAGTGTCCATCTAGTGTAGTAGAACACAAACATATATCAACATGCAGGTTTACTTTATCTCCGTATGCTGCTTTAATTTCGCTAACAACACGTTTATTCAAATCCCAATCTGGCATTTCAGATCTTTCAGGCATAACAAATACTAAAATATCTTTAACCCCAAGAGCAATATCTCTACCGATAGTATCTATTGCGCCCTTAACTGACCACGGGTGATTGTCGTTACCAAGGACAGACTGTTTAGATGCAAGTACCCAATCATCTCCGTTACCTTGATTACTAATAAAGTATGGTTGTATTAGTTTCATGAATATCTTTCCCTAACCATATCCACAAACAATTTTACATTTTCTTCTGGAGTTTCTTTATGTATGCCATGTCCTAGTCCACATACCCAACCAGTTCTATCAACATGCTCCATACCATCAAGCCATTCGTTAATTTCTGTTTTTAAATACTGTCTAGGCAACATCATAAGTTTCTCATCAAAGTTACCTTGGATAAATCCGTCTTTATATTTTTTAAATGTTCTATGTATATCAACAGTACTATCAATACCTATTCCTGCCCATCCCATTCTATACAAAGAAGGTAAGCATCTTGAATTTAAATGCTGTGTGTAATATCCTGTATCAGTTTGTATTAGTGGCTGTAATATATTAACGTAATGTGTTTTAAAGAATGATTCGCTCATATCACCTACACCACTGTCAAGTATCATAACTTTCTCTGCACCTGCTTCTAGTTGTAGATGTATGTTGCGTGTTAACACAGGAACAATAACTTCTTCCATATACGCTGCCTTCCATTTTAAATCCATGTTAGGCTTCTTACCTGTAGCGTAGTTTAATAATGTCCACGGTCCACCAACAAAGCCTATTAGACTTTTTGATTTATGCAGTTTCTCTCTAGTTGCAGCAACCGCAACCTTTTGAAACTCCATGTGTTCTACTGCACGTGAAATATCTTTATGTTCTCTATAGTTTTCCTCATTGATATAATAATCAAACTGTGGACCTGGTGCAAATTTTAAAGGCACACCTAATCCTTCAATAGGAAATAGTATGTCGCTAAACAGTATTGCAATATCAAAGTCAAATTGATCAATTGGAAGCATTGCTACATCAGCTGCTACCCTTGGAAGTTTACACATCTGCTCAAATGTGAAACGCTCTTTCATCTCCATATAAGGTTGCTGATATCTTCCTGCCTGTCTCATCATCCATATTGGAGGACAAGACTGTTCTACCCTATTGCAGGCATTCTTAAATTTTTCATTCATATAAGTTTTATTCCTAGTTGCTCACCTAGTTCTAGGTATTTTTCTTTTTTACCTATTACTTCACTATACTTATCAGTTTCAAAGTTGTGAGCTTCCATCATTAAGTAATCTCCAACGATACTAGATATGCAACCAACAGCAGTATGGCAGTCACCGTTTATGACTTCTAGCATCTTGCGTTCGGCCATTGCACACTTGTATGTATCTGGGTCTGAAGATGTTGATAATAAATTACTTGCAGAACTTTTCTTTCTTGTTTGTAATGCAATAACTCCTTGTCCAACAGCTGGAAACATTTCTTTAATTGAAAATGTTTTTGTTATCTTGTCTTGTAAATTTAATGCTTCAAGACCTGCAACAGCAAGTACAATAGCATCATACTGTCCGCTTTCTACTTTAGCAATGCGAGTATCAATATTTCCTCTAATAGGAATAATTTCTGCTTGTGGATATAATTTTTTTAGTTGTGCAATTCTACGAGGACTACCTGTTCCTATCTTTGCTCCTGGCTTATCAGGATTACCAATTACACAATCTCTAGGATCGTTACGTTTTAACACTGCTGATATTTCTAGTATATCGTCCGAGTCTCTTGGCAAGTCTTTTAAACTGTGAACAGCAATATCAATTTCTTTGTCTATTAACTTTTGTTCGATGGCTTTACAGAATACTCCCTTACCACCCATTTCTAATATAGGAGTGTCTGGATTAATTTCTGCTTCAGTTGTTACTGTAACTATCTCAGCATTGTTAATTAGAGCTGCTGCTCTACTTGCGTACTCCAATGCTAGTTTACTTCCCCTGACACCTATCTTCATTTTCTAACCTTCCTTATGACCCAAGCAATGAATGCTAAGATAGCAGCAGTTAAAGCGCCTATCCCAGTGTTCATGGCCACCTCACATCTGGCGGTAAACTCATTAATATTGCTTCCATGTTGCCGCCTGTTTTAAAACCAAACTTAGTTCCACGGTCATATAATAAGTTGAACTCTACATATCGTCCACGTTTGATCTTTTGTATATCTTTATGTTCATCTGTGTAGTTGTTGTTCATATAATTGATTGCAGTTGTTCTCATTACATCTGCAAATTTTATACCCAGGCATTCTACAAATTTAAAGTCCATGTCTTTAGGATCGTAATACTCAAAGAACAATCCTCCTATGCCTCTTGTTTCTTTTCTATGAGGCAAATAAAAATATTCATCACAGGCTTTACTAAACTTGTCGTACCAAGTTGCATCATACAAATCACAGACCTTTTTAAGCTCTCTATGATATCCAATCTTGAATGTTTCATTATCCAAGCAAGGTGTTAAATCCATACCACCGCCGAACCATTCTTTCTCATGTGTTTTAAGATATCGTGTGTTAAAATGCATTGCAGGCACCCAAGGATTAGTAGGGTGTAATACTACACTTATACCTGTGGCATAATACTGTCTATTGTTATCAGTTGTACCTGGAATCTCTTTTGCAAATCTAGGATCAAACTCTCCTGTTACACAAGAGTAATTTACTGTACCTTTTTCGAATACATTTCCACGTATAACTTTGTGTGTTTGTATCCAGCCTTCTCTGCTAGAATGTCCACCTTCATCCATTTTAATAGGATCCTTAGGTGCGAATCTTGCTTCTACTTCATTTATGTTATCTTCTATGATCTGTGCTAGTTGTGCAAACCATTCAGTATACATTGTGTTCATGGAAGTATTTAAGTTGTACTCAAAAGAAAAGGTAGCAACCTGGCTACCCTTTCTCCACTTCAAATGTAATGTTCCTATTATCTGAGGCTATGCCGTTCTCTATATAATCTTCATCCCGTAATTAGGAAATTATTCTGTTGTGTGTATTAATTTTCTATTTTGAAGTCCCTGTTACGAACTTGTAGAACTCTTCGGCTGTGTCTAAGACTTCTTTAGCACCTGGGATTTCTGGCATATCAACTTTGGTAACAACTTGGCCAGTTTCCTTGTCTCGCTTTGCGCTGATTTCCCAACCAACAAACTTCTGTGAGTATTCAAACTCTGTAAATTGTTTGGCCATATCTAACACTTCTGTGCGAATTTCGTAACCGTTTTTATTGAATTGCACTTTAGGTAGTGCATCTTTGATTTTGTCTAATGACATTTGTCTTTCTCCTTGTGTGTTTGTGTGTTATGCTACATTAGTAATGTAACACTATTATTTATCTCTGTCAACGCATTTAATAATTTTTCTTTGCCAAAGATCAGCGTTACAGGCGCCGCAAACCATTTATGGTGTTTTTACTCTTATCTCCATGCACCTAAATATTACACTGACTTCAACGCTTGAGTGGAGTGAGTAAACAAAAGGAGATAACCAACATGGAAATCTTAAATAAAGTAAAAGGCTGGGCCGCTGCAATTACTGAAGTGGGTGTATCATTCATCGCTTTAGGTATCGTGCTTGAAGTCTTATTCAATGGACAGAACATTCCGTTCTGGCCAAACATCAGCGTAGTAGACAACATCACTGGAATGATAACAGCGTTATCTGCACAGGGCTTAGTTGGTCTAGTTGCTGTTTGGGTGTTATATCATATCTATAATCGCAAGTAAAATATTATAACACATTAAGTTATGGCAGAGCCGTCTTGGCGGACAGCTCTGTCATTTTCAATTTACTTTCCTGAAACCCAATCTTGTTCGTCTTCGGTGTAAGGCCACATATCAGTAACTCGGATACATGTTGTTCTTGAACTCAGTAATCTCTGCGGCTTTTTTATAATAGCCATGAGCTCTTAGTTCGCGAATTGCCATACAGTAACTTCTGTATTCCATTGCTTTAATAAATCTTTTAAGCATGTGCCTTGCCCTTCCATGTAGCATGAGACTTACCTCTAAGGTAATGATCGCCTGCTTCATAGTTTTCTCTTTTAACAAGTTCACGAACAGGTTCACTTGCAATCCAATAGATTTCTCCACGGCTTACGCCAATGTCATTTAGTTCGTAATCTGATAACGCACTAAGTTCTTTCATAGTACGTTTAGCAAGTTTTTGTTCTGGAGTCATTCCAAATAATCTTTTAAAACTGATCATTTTTCGTCCCTCCATGGATGGTCTAACATTAATGCTTTCGCTTCTTTGTAGTATCCTTGACGTGCAAGTTCGTTTGCGGCTCTTGCTCTTCCTGCACTCTCGCCGAATGCAATTAATCCTACGAATGCTAGGTAGAATGCTTTTCTTAATATACTACAAATTTTACATGTGTAGTTCCATGTTGTGTGTGATAATGTTGCTACAGTCATTAGGCATTCACTCCCATGCGTGGTCCTCGACCGTTGTGGGTGATCATGTAGTGATAGGCATATTGCCAATCGTTTCCGTACTCTGTTTTGGCGTAAGTGAGCATCTCTTTTTCGAAAGCCCTAGTTGGGCTTGGGTGTCCAAGTAAACTCACAAGGCCGTTGAATAGCATAGTTGCCATTTTACTTCTCCTTGGTTAAGTTTTCAATGATGCTTGAGGAAAGCAATACCCCGGAACTTCCCCGGCGGTGCGTGAACCTTTGGTCCCCGTCAATCACTTTTAAGGCATGGACAATGCCCCAGTCTTTCCTGGTGTCTGTATGTATATTTTGACAACTTTGAGGGTTTCGATCGCCACCCTGCGCTTTTGTCACCTGTATTTATATAATAGTACAGCATTACTGCCCTAAATAGAGCGGTTTTTTGCGCAAGGCTGTCATGCTATTTTTGCAACAGTCCGCCGCAAATAAATTGACGGATTAAAGTTCTTGACAGTCGTAAATCATTGTTGTATAATTTGTTACATAAAAGGGTAAATACAGTTAGTAATTTTAGGAAAACACGATGAAAATTAAAACAAGGTCGATTTTACAAGAGCTAAACGAAATTGCAGATCGCAGAGACACAGAATCTCTGATCCAAAGCCGTGCAACTAATATTATTAACTCAGCAATTCATTTGATTGAATCTATGCATAAACATTATGATCAAACAACAGCCATTGAGCTGGAGCGTAGATTTATCAATTCTATAAAAGGCGCGGATTCTTCTAAATTCGATAGAGGAATCAAACGGGTCGTTGAATCAAAGAAACGAGAACGCTAACATGACACTACTTTTAGAAGGTGGCAACATATTTAAAGATGCAGAAGGTAAGCCAGTAACCGTAAGGGTTGCAAAGAGCGATGTACTACCTACTGTACAATGGTTAGAAGGAATAACAAACTTAGAACTCACAGACAATATGTTAGGTACAACTGGTAAGAAAGATACCAGTGGCGATTTAGATCTTGCAGTAGATGTTTCAAGTACAACAAAAGCAGACTTAGAGGCTACGCTTCTTGCTTGGGTACAAGATAACATCGGCGGCGAGGTAAACGCTAAAGAGTGGATACGTAAGTCAGGCATTAACGTACACTTTAAAACTCCAATCAAAGGGGATGATTCAAACGGCTTTGTGCAAACAGACTTTATGTTTGGTGATCCAGATTGGATGAAGTTCAGCCTGCAGGGAAGTGGACCAAACTCACCTTATAAAGGTATGCATCGACACATCCTCCTTTCCAGCATAGCAAAAACCAAGGGTATGAAATGGTCAGCAAATGAAGGGCTAAAAGATAGAGAAACTAACGAATTGGTATCACAAGACCCCAACCAAATCGCTAAAGTCCTATTAGGTCAAACGGCAACACCATCAACACTTGAATCAGTAGAGTCAATTGTTAACTTTATTAAAAAGTTACCAAACTACGATGAACTTGTTGCTGACGCTGTTGAAGCCTTTGCAAGAGACGGTTTAGAACTACCGGACAACAAGCAAGTCGAAACTTACCAAGCAGATCACAATGCTTGGATGCGTAAAATGATAGACATCGTAAAATGAAAATAAGCGAGGTTGTAGACATACGCTATTCGATAGCTGACAAACTTTCTAAGATGCATAAAGTAGGTCCTGTGTATGGCAAAAAGAACTTGAATGTGCCACACGCAACATACGTAGATAAAACTAAGAAGAAAAAAGCATGAGAGCATTTGAATTTTTAACAGAAGCTGTATTAGTAGAAGCCGTAGGTAGAGAGTTTAATCACTTAGAAGACCTAGTGTTTACTAATCCATCTGATGGTGCTAAACGTGCAGTTGATATCTTAAAGAGCATGGAGCAAGATGCTAGTGATGTTGCAGTTAAATGGGACGGTAATCCAACAGTGTATTGGGGACGTGAAGATGACGGCCAGTTTAGATTAGTTGGAAAAAATAATTGGGGTAAGGAAGAAGGTAAGTCTAACTCAGCTGATGACTTAGAAAAGTTTATCAATAGTAGAGGTAAGGGCGAAGAATGGAGACCTAAGTTTGCAAAAGATATGGCAAGCCTATGGCCAATATTTGAAGCAGCGACTCCACCGGACTTCAGAGGTTACATGTATGGCGACTTGCTATACCATCCAGGTAAACCATATCAAGGCAGTGACGGAGCAATAAGTTTTACTCCTAATCAAACTACATACAATGTTAAAGCACAAAGTGACATTGGACGCAAAGTGGGCAAAAGTAAAGTTGGTGTTGCAGCCCATTCAGCATATGAATATTTTGGCGATAAGTCAGGCACACCTATCGAAGATGTAAAACAATTTAATGGCACAGCAGATCTTTTAGTATTAGGACAACAGTATGTAAGCAAAGCGCCGCCAGTAAATGCAGACAACTTAGGTAACATAGAAAAGGTAGCAAATAAAGAACAAGCAAACATTGCTAAGTTTTTTGAGAAGCGTCCTGGGCTAGGTGATATCAGTGACATCATGTACACATTTGTAAATCAAATGAGCAGAGCTAAAAAGCTAGACGACCTAAGAGTAGACAGTTTCCTCAATTGGCTTCAAAATTCAAAGGTTTCCGCCAATAAACAGGCAAAGATTATAAGTATTATAGACAGTAGTAAGCAAACTGCAACAAACATATTTTTCCTTGTTACAGAGCTTATGAAAGCCAAGAATGAAGTAATTGCAGAGCTTGATAAAGCAGAAGGTGATGTAGTTGCTACAACAGGTGGCAAGCCAGGAGGCGAAGGCTTTGTTAAGACTAGAGACAAAGTTAAGTTAGTTCCACGTGATAGATGGACGCCTTTTAGAGCAGATTAAGCGTTTTTAGTCAAAAATCCCCCCAAAACCCATAAGTTTTTACCCAAAAGATAAATAAGAGTGTAAGAAAAAAGCCGGTCCCTGAGCGGGATCATTTAATAATCGAGGAGATAATATTATGGCAGATCTATCAAACGGAAGCGGAGTCTTCCAAACTTATAACAACGCCGGAACAGGTGTTGCAGAACTAGGTGATAACAAATTACCAGCAAACGGTGATACTAACGGTATTGCAGGTTTAACTAGAGTTATCAAATTAGCTAAAACATCTATTTCAGATGCAGAAATCCAAACAGCTTTAGACTACATCCAAGCTGGTGATGTTAAAGGAACTAACGACGCAAACACAGTTGTTGGTCTTGACAAAAACACTAACGATGCATTCGTAGTTGTACAAGGTACAGGCGTAATGACAGCAGGTGCTGACTACGGTATTGGTTCAACTGGTGTTACTATGTCAATTGAAGCTACAATCCCAGGCATTTCTGGCTAATAGTTTTTAAACTATTTAAAAGGGTGTCAGTTCGCTGGCACCCTTTTTTTATGGCTACTAAATATGAGTAATGATCAGATATAAAGTAGAAACAACTGTAGACATTACTCGGTCAAATCCAGATAGAGATGACATGAGCTCTCTGCGACACGCCCAGCAATCAAACTTCAACGCACTGGTGCAAGGAATAGAACTAAGAGCTTTATGTACTTGGGAAGAAGATCCTATTATGATAGAGTACAAAGATGTTGATACTAAATGGTACTGGTCATTTTATGTAGAAAGGCAAGACGTATTTTTAAAAGGTGATGATCAAGTTGGATTGCTTAAAGATGATTTGCAAAGCATTCCAATTATCGGTAACCTAAATAATAATGTTAAATTTAGACAAAACTGCTTTGTAACAAGTGGAACTGATTGTAACATTTGGCTTAACACAGCCGATTAAGTGTAGACTGAATTCTCAGCAGAACAGCGAGTAAATAGTAGTATGAGAGATAACCATTGGAATATAATAATGTTTGGTACGAGCTTCTTCATGTTCGTAGGCTTCTTATTGGCACTCCTTGGAGTTTATTTAGACAAAGACCATTTTGCTTACATAGGGTTAGTTATAATGTCCTCAGTGTGCTTTACTTGGTGGTTTTGGGTTATGTTAGTAATAAAAAATATGCTAGTACAAAATCTTAAAGCACAAGACAGTTTATACGAGGTAAAAGACGAATTAGGGCTTATAAAAAAGATGATTAGAGCCCTAACTTCTAGAGGAAAATGATAAATACTTTTGTTGAAAGTAAAAGGCAAACACTAAAAGCATAGGACAGATAACAGCTAATACAAGGCACATTCAAAAGGCAATACCCAGAGAGTTATTAAATTAACGGTATTCGGAGAGAATGTAAAATGGCAACTAGCCTAGAAAAGAAAAATTTAGAAGCCCACGTTGACTTGTGCCAAGAAAGGTATGAGCAATTAGAAAGTCGCCTCGACAATCTAGAAAAGAAAGTAGAGCATATTCATAGAGACATCACAGACGGTCAAAAGAGCTTAACCAAAGTTATAGTTGGCACAGCTGGTACAATTATTGCAGCAGTTCTTTCCATAGTAGTTACTATACTAATCAAGATGTAGCCCACCAAATTAATTAAGTTGTAAATACACAGGACGAAAGGTCCTTTTTTTTATGACGAATATTTCTAAACGTTTTGAACAGTTAGTAACTAAGACTTACAGGAAGTTTCTTGACCAAGGAACCATACTTCCAACCAAGTCAGATAAAGGCATACATGTTGGTGATGTTTTGATACAATCAGATGGTCCTTTCAAAAATATCATAAAAAAGGATAAATTAATATATGAGAACATAAGTTTGAATGCTGTAGCAATACGCATAGCAAACCTGTTAGCATGGAACGAAAATAAAGCACTACAAGATAAGTTATTTGCAGCAGACGTATATTATAGCCGTTTTTATACAGATAGTAATATATTTTTAGATAGATATCATAGAGCTTGTAATGCGAAAGATGAGCTAAAAGCTGAAATTATGTGGACTAGGTATGAAGATGCTAAATTTAGAGCAATAAATGCTAAGTCGGAAGCAGAGCATTTGGCCGCCTTTTGAATAAATACATATAACAACTTTTGGGGATTGTATAAAATGAAACATAACGAATTATTTAGAACAAAGGCTGCGAAGCTGAACGAATCTATGCACAAGATGTTTGGTAAAAAACTAAACCTTGAAGCATTTGATGTAGCTAAACTAGAAGATGCACGTAATAAGTTACGTACACAAATCCATGATGCAAAATCAAATTCAAAATTTAATGAAGATTTGAATGATGACACATTGCAAACAGCACAAGCTATGCTTGATGTTATTAACACAGAGATTCTAGAACGTGAAGAAGCAGCAATTGATTCGTTAGAAGTTGCAACAGAGGCTCCCCAAGCTGAAGCAACAGAAGCAGGAGATGAGATGAAAGTAAACGAAGGTGAGATCCAACAAGCAAGTGCAATTGTAACTGCTAAAACTATGGTAGACAGAGTTGGACGTTGGATTGAAGAACTTTCCGGAATGGAAAACGAAACACTTCTTCAACTTGGCGATTCAATTAGAGATGAGATGGGCCAAGAGCAATCAAAAGCATTTATTGAAGCATCGGCTCCAGCAATTCAACAAGCATTAGAAAATCTTAAAACAACACGTGAAACACTAGCAAGTTCTATTAGACAACTTACTGGCGAAGAAGCACAAACAGGTATGTTAGGTGCAGAACCAGAAGAAGGTGGAATGGACGACATGGCAGCACCAGCAGACGCTGAGGCACCAGCTGAAGAACCAGCAGATGATTTTGCAACAGCAGAACCAGCAGCAGGTGGAATGGAAACAGCAGGCCGTGAAAAGCGTGAATCAATTAACTTTGAATCAAGACTACTTAAAACACTAGCAGGATAATACATGAAACTGCATGAGTTCATTAAAGATGCAGACGATAAAGAAGTTACTGAACTTATAGGTGCAGTAGCCAGAGGTATCGGCGGTGCTGCAAAACTTGGAGCAAGAGCTGTATCAGGTGCAACTAGTGCAATAGGTTCAATGGCAGGTGCAATGGGTGAACCAGGAGTTGCAGCAGCTATGAAGACCCCAGCGGACAAAGGCACAGGTGCAGTACAAAAGGCTCTGGCAAACACAGAAAAAGATCCTGCACAACAAGCAGCCGAAAGAAAAGAACTTGCAGACAAAATACAAGAACTCGAAGCACAGGTTAGAGAACTTAGAAAAGCACAGTCAGAGGTTTAACCATGAGGTTCTTTGAATTCACAGGCACTGATGAAACTATTGACAAGTATGTAATCTTGTTAAAAAATATTATCGGTCGTGCAGAAATGAAAAAGTCTCCTGCTAAATTGAATTGGGCAGGACTTTCAAACTTAGCATTAAAAAATAAAATCCAACTAGCAGCAGACTACGAAACGTTTAAAGCAATTTACGATAGCAGTCCTGCAATCCAAAGTCTTGTAAAAAACTTTAATGCCGATGGCGTTGAATTGGAAGTTCCAGGAGCACCTGATGCAGATCCCCAATCTCCACAGAGTGATCAAAGCAGCCAAGATGCTGTAGATCAAACAGCAGCAAGTGCAGCACCTCAACAATTATCCCAAGAAACATAATTCACTCTTGACAAACTACTAGAAAGGTAGTACTATATACAGTATGACTGATCAAATCTTAGAGATAACACCGCCGCCATTTGTTGAACGTTTTGAGTATAAATCATTAAAACAGATCAATGACCCTGTAACACGTAAACGTGTTTACCTAACACCAGATGATGAGAAGTTACCAAGTGTAACAACTATCCTTAGTTCAACTAAAGATATGACTCACCTTATTGAATGGCGTAAACGAGTTGGCGAAGAAAATGCTAAACGTATTACAACTGAAGCAGCAGGTGTTGGTACAGCAATGCACAACAACTTAGAAAGATTTGTTGTAGGCGAAAAAAGACAGCCGGGTAACAATCCTGTGCATGTACAAGCAAACAAGATGGCAGATGTTATTATCGAAAACGGTTTGAAACATGTAGATGAAATATGGTCAATAGAACAAGCATTGTATTTTCCAGGTTTGTATTCAGGTACAACTGACTTGTGTGGTGTGTACAAAGGACAACCTGCGATTATGGACCATAAGCAAACCAATAAACCTAAGAAAGCAGAGTGGGTTGAAGATTATTATCTACAATTAGTGGCCTATGCTATGGCACACAATGAAGTATATGGTACTGACATTAAGGAAGGTCATATCTTTATGTGTAGCAGAGACCTACAATATCAACAGTTTAGTGTTACGCCAGATACTTGGAACGAATATCAAGATAAATGGCTTTCTAAAGTAGAAGAATACTACGCACTAAAGAGTTAGGCAATGGAACAGTTGTCTATTGGTGAGAAGTCATTATTCTTTGATCCAACAACTCATAATCTAAATGAATTAACAAGCTATCTTCCTAAGGATCAAAACACAACAGATCCTTATTTAGATGCACGATTACAGCTTTCTAAGTGTCCATACTTTGTTTTTATAAATCTAGCAACAGCTTCGGATTTGACCTATCTAGATAAAATACGAAAGGTTATTAAATTTAGACGGCGCGAATCAAATAAAACTTATGTTGTATTCAACTTTACATATGAAGACGGCATTAGCCAAACTGATTTTGATAGGTTGCTTAAAATAACTAGACTTGTCCCTCAAGAACGAAAACTTGTATTACTAAACTCTTCAGCACAGAATCAGGACAAAGGCTCAACTAAGTTCCGTCACAAAACGCAGTATATAGATTTATTTGCAATATCAGCAGTACAACGAGAACTAAATGGTATGCCTGTGTGTACTATGCCTGTTGTTGAACGAGAGCCTAATATTAATTTACTGCTAGGTAGAGTAGGAAAGAACAAAAGAACAGAAGTTCTTTATGAATTTTGGAAGCAACAGCTTCTAGACAATTCGGTTATGGGGTTATTAGGCTCTTCCAGCGATCTAGCTTTTAACAAATCTTTGCCTGAAACTATAGAAAAACTATTCTTAGAAGCAATTGAACCGCATTGGGGTCCTGCTGATAGCGTAAGTGTTCCTGATTACGATCCTAGTACATCTCAAGGGTATTCTAATGACACTTATAAAATCTATAACAACTCTTGTGTAAGTTACATATGCGAAACATGGGAGTATACACAGCCTATGCAGCATACATTTATTACAGAAAAGACTTATAGAGCAATACTTAATAGAAGTCCGTTTGTTATACAAGGTACTAATGGTATATTGCATGACCTTAAAACTAAAGGATTTCATACATTTGAAAAGTTTATTAAAGAAAACTATCAAGGTAACGTTAGAGCAACAGTAGAAGCTGCTAATAAACTCCGTGAAATGGTTAAATTGTACCCAGAAGAGATACAAGAGATAGTAGATCACAACTACAGAGTACTACATAAAATAAACCGCAAACAAATCCAACAAATGAACCGAGCGTTCGCTGAGTTGAAAGACAATTGATATAAATACTAATAACAATTTCAGGAGCAAATAAGTGGCTGTAGTTCAAATATCAAAGATTCAAATCCGTAGAGGTAAAAAGAACTCTTCTAGTGGTGTACCTCAATTAAGTTCAGCAGAATTAGCATGGGCAGTAGACACACAAGAACTGTATATTGGTAATGGTTCAACTACAGAAGGTGCTCCCTACGTAGGTAATACAAAAGTATTAACCGAACATGATAATATTTTAGAACTAGCATCTAGTTACAAATTTGCATCTGATAATCCATCTATTACACAAAGTCAATCACGCACACTATTAGGTAAGATTGATGAAATGGCAGTCAGTGTTGCAGACTTTGGAGCAATAGGTGACGGTTCAACAGACAACGTTGCAGCATTTGAAAATGCTTTTACGCAACTGTTTAGAAACGCAGACCCTGACTTTAAAAAAGTACTAACTGTACCTAATGGTGAATATTTGTTTACAGGAGAACTTGAGATTCCTAGCAATGCAATCATTAGAGGTGAAACAGCAGAAGGCGCAATACTAAACTTAGATACGAGAAACATACAGCTCATTAGTTCACAAGGAACTACACTTGCATCATTTACAAGTAGCGACAGACCAACGAACATACATATTAGTAACCTTACTATTAAACGTTCTTCGGGCTCACTTGTTCTTACGGGTGCTAAAGATGTAGAGCTAGAAAGAATTATATTCGATGGAGAATATAGCTTAGGTGCACCAGTTACAAACTATGCTACAGAGAGTGCATCTGTATTATGGAACAACGAGTTGGCAGGTCTTAAAGTAGACGACATCAAAATTAGACATTGTAAGTTCAAAAACAACTCCATCAGTATAAAGTGCAACCAAACAGTAAACACAGCAACTAAAGTTGAAATCATTCACAGTGACTTTAATGTTAATGATACATCAATTTACATTGCAGGAGTAACAGGGCAAGGTAACAATTGGATTATCAATGACTGTAACTTTACTGAGATTGCCAAACAAGCATTTAATGCAAACTATGGATACGGTACAAAAATTAGTAGATGTGATTTTGTAAGTTGTGGTAACAATACAGGATCATCTGCAAACCCAACTTCAACGATTGTTGAGTTTGGAGAAAGTAGAAACAATGTAGTTCGTGAGTGTACGAGTGATAGACAACAAGACGCAGGAGTCGTAAACACAGAGACTGTAGCAGCCATTGCAGAAGTGCAAGGTAGTGACTTTGCTAGTTTTACAGACAAAAACTATTCAGAAATTTATACAACTGACAGTTTTAGACCTGTTGCAGTGTTTTCAGCACTTAACGCATTTATGAAAGTTAATTACACACTAAGACTTGCAAACCATATTCGTAGAGGTTCAGTTAATATCACAATCGGTGATGACGTCTCGAAATTATCTTTATCAGATAATTACGAATACTCCGACACAACTACAACATCTCCGGGTGGTGTAATTATGACAGGGTTTGAATTTTCCGCTGCTCTGCGTGATAACGACACAGACAGTGGTACCGATACCGTGGTGTTGTCTTACAAGAATCCTATTGCTACAGGTGCTACAGGATCTCTGTCGTTCGACATACAGTACGGAGTTTAGTTAGAAATGGCAAAGAAAAAGTTATTTTCTTCTTGCTCAACACACGTTCTGACTGTACAATTAAACAAATACTATAAAACGTTCACCGGTATAAATTTTAGCCACTAAGATCCTGCATTCGCAGGAACTAAAACTAAATACCTCTGTACACAAAATTAAAATGAGAGAGACATGAGCAAAGATATACACATCACAAAAAGAAACGGTAGCAGAGAGCTTTTAGATTTAGATAAAATGCACTTTGTTGTTGAAGAAGCTTGTGCTGGTCTTGCTGGAGTGAGTAGTTCACAGATCGAGATGAACGCTGATTTACAGTTTTATGACGGCATGACATCAGACGAAATTCAAGAGATTCTAATTAAGAGCGCAAACGATCTTATATCGTTAGAAAATCCTAATTATCAATATGCAGCAGCAAGATTGTTGTTGTACGGATTACACAAAAAAGTTTATACAAAATACGAACATGATTCTCTCATTACTATAATTGATCGTAACATTGAACGAGGTGTGTATGATTCTGCAATCAAAGAAAAATATTCAGATGTAGAATTAAAGAAAATGAATACTTGGTTAAAGCATGATCGTAACGAAGAATTTACTTATGCAGGGTTACGTCAAGTTGTAGATAAGTATTTGTGTCAGGATAGAAGCAACGGCGACATCTACGAAACTCCTCAGTTTATGTATATGATGATTGCGGCAACGTTGTTTGCAGACTATCCTAAAGAAACCAGATTAAGTTATGTAAAGAAATATTATGACGCGACCTCGCTTTTTAAAATCAACATACCAACCCCGGTCATGGCTGGAGTTCGTACTCCAATCCGTCAGTTTGCTAGTTGTGTATTGGTTGATGTTGACGATACTTTGCCTAGTATTTTTAGTAGCAATTCCGCTATTGGTTATTATATCGCTCAGCGAGCAGGTATCGGAATCAATTCGGGTCGTACAAGAGCGATTAACTCGAAGATCAGAGGCGGGGAAGTAGCACACACTGGTGTTATCCCATTTCTAAAAGTTTATGAATCTACAGTAAGAAGCTGTACACAGAACGGTGTACGTGGCGGGTCAGCAACAACTCATTTTCCTATTTGGCATTATGAAATTGATGACATCCTTGTACTAAAAAATAATAAAGGTACTGAAGATAATCGTGTACGTAGATTAGATTATTCTATTCAAATTAACAAATTGTTTTACGAAAGATTATTATCTAATCAAGACATTACTCTTTTCTCGCCACATGAAGTCCCAGAAGTTTATGACGCTTTCTACTCAGGCGATAACGAATTGTTCAAAGATGTGTATGAGAAAGCAGAGCGTAAAACATCTATTAGAAAGAAAACAATAAGTGCAAAAGAACTGTTTGGTAACATGTTAAAAGAACGTGCTGAAACAGGACGTATCTACATTATGAATGTTGATCACTGTAACACACACAGTTCATTCAAAGACCCTGTATACATGAGTAACTTGTGTCAAGAAATTACATTGCCAACTAAACCAATTCAACACATTGATGATGAAGAAGGCGAAATTGCATTATGTATTCTTAGTGCTATTAACGTAGGCTTAATTAACAAACTAGAAGAACTTGAGCCGCTATGTGAACTAGCAGTAAGAGCATTAGAAGAAATTATTGACTATCAAGGTTATCCTGTTAAAGCAGCAGAGGTTAGCACTAAAGCAAGACGTTCACTGGGCATTGGTTATATTGGACTTGCACACTATCTTGCAAAGAATAAAGTTAAGTATGATGATCCTAAAGCATGGCAACTTGTGCATGAACTTACAGAAGCATTTCAATACTATCTGTTAGTCGCAAGTAACGAACTTGCTGAAGAACGTGGTGCATGTAAATACTTTGATCGTACTAAATATGCGGACGGTATATTACCAATTGACACATACAAAAAAGATATTGATGGAGTTGTAAAAACAAAACTACAATATGACTGGGCTTCTCTACGCAAAGATATACAAAGGCACGGCTTACGGCACTCAACATTGTCCGCACAGATGCCATCAGAGAGCAGTTCCGTTGTGTCAAATGCCACAAACGGTATTGAACCACCTAGAGGATACTTGTCCGTTAAGAAGTCCAAGAAGGGGCCTCTTAAACAGGTTGTTCCGCAGTATAGTCAGTTAAAGAATTTCTATACTTTACTTTGGGATATGCCAAACAACGATGGCTATATCAACATTGTAGCAGTAATGCAAAAATTCTTTGATCAATCCATTAGTGGTAATTGGTCATATAACCCTACGCAGTTTGAGAACAATGAAGTTCCATTAAGCGTAATGATGAAAGACATGTTAACAACTTACAAGTTAGGTTGGAAAACAAGCTATTATCAAAATACATATGACTTCAAAGGTGACGATGAAGTTAAAGAACCAGAAGTAGAAATGAATGGTCATTCACACATGAACGGTGATCTACAACCAGTAGAAGAACTTGAAGGTGAAGAATGCGAAGCGTGTAACATATAGAGGAAACACACACAGTGGCAAAGACAGTTTTTAATAGAAATAAAGTAGACTTCACAAAGCAGTACATGTTCTTTGGTGAAGATCAAAACACACAACGTTATGACGTATTCCGTTACCCGGAATATGACAAACTCAATCAAACCATGCTTGGCTATTTTTGGAGACCAGAAGAAGTATCACTACAAAAAGATCGAGGAGACTATGCAGAATTTACAGAAGCACAAAAGCATATCTTCACTTCAAACTTAAAGTATCAGACACTGCTTGACAGTGTGCAAGGACGTGGACCTTGTTTAAACTTTTTGCCTTACTGTTCTAATCCAGAATTAGAAAGTTGTATTGTAGCATGGGACTTCCAAGAAACTATTCACAGTCGTTCATATACACACATTGTAAAAAATGTTTATTCTGATCCAGCAGAAGTATTTGATACTATCTTAGACGACGAAGAAATTATTGCAAGAGCAGAAAGTGTTTCACGTGAGTACGACAAGTTTCACGAAATGGCAACAAACTTTTTCTATAAAGGTAAAGGTACCGAATACGAAGTTAAGAAGCAATTGTACAAAGCGATGATGACTGTAAACATTTTAGAAGGTTTACGTTTTTATGTTTCATTTGCATGTACGTTTGCATTTGGCGAGTTAAAGAAGATGGAAGGATCAGCAAAGATTATTTCACTTATTGCTCGTGACGAAGCAACTCACTTAAACTTATCAACACACATTTTAAAGCATTGGGCTAAAGGTGACGATGACCCAGACTTTATTAAGATTGCAAAAGAGTGTGAACAAGATACATATGAGATGTGGCGCACTTGTGTTGAAGAAGAGAAGCGTTGGGCAGACTACTTGTTTGAAAAAGGTTCTATTGTAGGACTTAATGCAAACTTGTTACATGCATACGTAGAGTTTATTGCTAACAAGAGACTTAAAGCATTAGGGCTTGAAACAATCTATGATCGTCCTATTACACAAAATCCTCTACCATGGACACAACATTGGTTAAGTAGCTCAGGGCTACAAGTTGCTCCACAAGAGACTGAAATCGAGAGTTATATTATTGGCGGAGTTAAGCAAGATGTTGATGATAAGACATTCGAAGGTTTCCAACTTTAGATAAGTAATAGTATGTTCAGAGTTCAATTTAGAAGACATTCCCCTTTCGAAGTGTGGACAACTTACGGTACTTACGGTACTGAAGCCACAGCTATCAATGCGGCAATATCCAAGAAGAACGCTGGTGCTATCATGGTTAAGGTAATTAATAAAAAGAAAGAAACTATTTACGTAGGATAAAACATGATAGAAATATACGGAAAACCAGCATGTCCGTACTGTGATAGGGCTAAGAAGTTTTGTGAATCGAACCAGTTTGAATTTGTCTACAAACAATTAGACGAAGACTTTACTCGTGAGCAACTCTTTGAAAAGTTCCCAACAGCACGAACATTCCCTCAAATCACAGTACGCGGAGAAAAGATCGGTGGTTACAACGAATTAATCAAATACGTTGAAGACACAGGTTATAACGGTACTGGACACTCACTAGGATAATAATATGTTAATTGAAACACCATACAAAGTAGGCGATAATGTCTCCTTTAAACTTGCGTCAGGCGAAGAAATTGTAGGACGTCTAGAAGAAGAAACTGATACACATTATACATTGCACAAGCCAATGGTACTTATTGCACAACAAAAAGGATTAGGTCTTGCACCATTTATGTTTAGTGTATCACCAGATGGCAAATTTATGCTTAAAGCAAACGCAGTAAGTTGTGTTGCTAAAACAGAAGATAACATTAGTAAACAATATACACAGACTACAACAGGTATAGCACTATCAAATTAGATAAGTACTAGCATGCCAGAAGTAGTAAGAACAAATGTAGACAAGCACAAAGGACATGCAAGTCCTACGCCCAATCCATTTCATCAAGAACCATACGCAGTTGGTTCTCCAGATGTGTTTACTAATAACGAACAAACTGTACGTATAGGCGATACCACCAAATGTGGTGACCCTGCTACAGGCGGCTCATTAAGTGTTTGGATTAATAATATTCCTGTTCATCGTAAGAACGATGCAACTGGCGGACACGGAAGTTGGGTCGCTAATGCAGCAGAAACAGGATCACCCAATGTTTGGGCCAACGAAGGATATGTACCACCTATTATACTTTCGCCGGCACAGGCAGCAGCAATCAATGCAGTTATACAAGAAGCAATTGAAAACCCACCGGATGTAGGTGCAACAGGTGGTGGACAAGCCAACGGAACTATTGCAGAGAATCAGGTACCAGTAAGGTATGAAGGTGCTCCAGCAGCAGGTGTTGATGATTTAGGAACAAACGAACAAGCCTTGGTTGATGCAAGTGCAGCAAATTCAACAGCGGCAGCAGATGGTATTCCAGGATTCTTAAGTCAAGTACTAGCAGAAGCTAATAATAATCAATGGGATGAATTAGGATTTACTCCTCCTAGAGGAGATCCAAGGCCAGCAGTTGTAGGGAAAAATCCTAATATTCTTAATTTATGGTCAGAGTTAGGCTTTCCGGCTACGGCATATTGGCAAGACGATCAAACACCTTGGTGTGCAGGATTTTGTAATTGGGTACTAAAACGTACAGGTTACAAATATATGCAAAGTGCTAGAGCATATGACTTTAGAGATAAAACAAGTTTATATGGTGGTGTTCCTATACCACTATCAGATGGTCAACCGGGTGACATTGTAGTCTGGGACTACAGTCACGTTAACTTTATATACACTGTTCCGTCGCCAGGAGTTTATTCTTTTGTTGGCGGTAACCAAAGTGATAAAGCGAGTGCCACTAATAACAATCCATCGGGTGGAACGATTACTAATAGCTGGAAAGGCGGATGGACACAGTCTCGAGGACGTGTGACAGGTATATTCCGTCCAGTCAGATCCTAGTTGACAAAAAGCATTGCACACTATATAATATAACAAGGTGGTATATTAATGAATCAAATAAAAAGATATATGTACATGGGTATTGGTTTCCTTTGTGTAGGTTTAGCCTACATTGGAATCGTTACTCCAGGTATTCCATTCAGCATATTTTTAGTAATTGCTGCATGGGCCTTTGCTAAGAGTTCACCTAAAATGGAGGCATGGTTATATAATCATCCTTGGTTTGGTAAGTTCTTAACAAATTGGAATAAAAAACGTGTTTTCCCTACAAAGGGGAAGTACTTAATGATATTGGTAATGGCATCAACTATTATCTTTACATGGTTTGCTACAGAGAATCTGAAAGCAGTTATGTGGAGTGGTGGTGCAATGGTGCTAGTAGCAATCTGGGCTTGGCGATATCCTGGCTCAGAAAAGGAACACGCTCGACGTGTTAAAGAAGGAAAGCGAGTAGCTTGGTTAAAGTAATATGAAGTGTGATCAAGGTGATTTAGCAAAAGTAATACACTCAGTTAGACCTGAGAATATTGGCAAGATCGTCCTTGTGAAAGAATACATTGGAAAGTACAAGCAGAATGATACTTTTGATTTCAGAGGTGTCTCATGCATGTGTCCTGTGACAGATCATTACTGGTGGATTGAAGCAACTGGATTAAAAAATCAGTTTGGAGATTCACCTAAAGCATACATAGCGGACTCATGGTTGGAGCCTATCCGACCAGAAACAGGCAAGAAGTCAGCTACCCATGTCGTGAAAGACAAAGAAGTAGAAAGACAGGCGGCATAATTAATAACTAAGGAAATAAAATGGCAACAGGAAAAGTAAAATGGTTTAATGCAGACAAAGGTTTTGGCTTCATTACTCCAGACGACGGCGGAAAAGATGTATTCGCTCATTTCTCAGCTATTTCAGGCGACGGATATAAATCTCTACAAGAGAATCAAGCCGTTACTTACGAAATGGCAGAGGGACCTAAAGGTCCTCAAGCATCAGATATTCGACCTTCATAAGTAGAATATTTTTAGAAAATAGGTCCTTCGGGGCCTATTTTTTTGGTTGACAAACCAATAATATGATAGTATAAATATAACTGTAACGTTGAAGCCAATCAACGACAGACAGGACCGGGGGGCGGTACCCCGCGCCTCCACCATAAGCACATTGGACGATGTTTGTATCAAGACCGTCCGTGGAACAATACAATCCCAATGTGTTTATGATGGGGGCGAACTAGGATCGACTGATGTATGAGAGAACGTGGAGTTACCGGTAGGCGATGACCGTAAATCAAGCAACTTTATAGACGCAAACAATAATTTTGCTCTTGCTGCCTAGTCTAACTAGGTAACGGGGTTGGCAACTTACCTGGCAACAGAAAAGTTGCACTTTATTGACAAAGGGTGAATGGTGTAGTGGTAACACGACAGTCTCCAAAACTGTAAACTGAGGTTCGATTCCTTGTTTGCCTGCCAATAAATTTTTCCATATTATTAAAAATGCACTCAGATCTAGCAGACAGGGTATTGAAATAAATTAAATACTATCTGTAATACAATTTATATTATTAAAGGAACTAACACACTATGAGAGAAGGTGTACAAATACCTAACGTGGTTTTTAAAACCAGAGTTCGAGATGAATCCATCGAAGGACCAAACCCTTATCGTTGGCAAGATGTCGACGGCAGCGAATACTTTGCTGGAAAAAGAGTAGTATTATTCAGCTTACCAGGAGCGTTTACACCAACATGTAGTACATATCAGCTACCAGGATTTGAAGAGAATTACAACAAGATTAAAGAAATGGGAGTAGATGAAATTTACTGCATTTCTGTTAATGACGCATTTGTTATGAACAAATGGGCCAAAGACCAATGTGTAGAAAGGGTAAAGGTCATTCCAGATGGCAATGCACTGTTTACACAAATGATGGGAATGCTAGTTGACAAACGGCATTTAGGTTTTGGGCAACGTTCATGGCGATATGCGGCTGTCATTAATGACGGTGTAGTCGAAGCATGGTTTGAAGAGCCAGGCAAAAACTGCGATGGCGCCGATAGCGACCCTTATGGTGAAACAGCACCTGAGAAAGTTATTGAATATCTAAGCAGTCAGACTGAAAAGTTCACCTTTATTAAAGACATTAAAGGCACTGAAGTTTAAATAGCATATAAGTTTATCTATGTATTCTTTAAATAAAATCAGTGTTGGACAAGGGGGCGCATTTTGCGTTCTTTAAAATTATAGGAAATAATAAAAATGAAAAAACTAATACTATCACTTGCTTTCGCTTTGGCGATTGCACCAATTGCTTATGCTGACAATTTCGATGATGCCAGTATGAACATTAACATAACATCAGATAAAACTACTTTATCTGCAGGCACTGGTGCTAGTTATGACTTTGCTGATACAGCAAATGTATATGGCATCAAACACGACTTTGGCACTGTTTATGGCCAAGTTCAGTTTATTGACGACGATGCAACTGATGACTATCGTTTCACTATCGGTAAACTTTTTACAACTGCTGTAGCAGATTCAGTAACAGGTGAAGCACCACGTGTAACCTTTTATGCTGCTCCAGAAGTACATTATACTGTAGGCGATTCTTTTACTAAAGACGAGTTAAGAATTAGTCCATACGTTGGTGCTGCATTTGATGCAGGATTAGTAGTTCCTTATGCAGAACTAGGATATGACATTTCATCATTAGAAGGTGACTTGTTTGATTTTTCTAGAAAAGACGCATATGCAGAACTAGGCGTTGCAGTTCCAGTAAGCGATAAAGCATCTGTACAAGTTGCTTTAATGCAAGATTTAGATTCAGACTTGAATTCAGTTGATAGAGAATTTGCGTTAACATTTAACGTAAACTTCTAATAAAACTACCCAAAAGGTGCCAATTCCAACATTTTGGCACCTTTTTTCTTGACCTTTGCTTCTAAAGGTGCTATAGTATTACTATAATTAATAAAGCAAAGG